TCGCGGTACGGTCCACCGTCACCGAGCACGAGCGCCAGGTCGTCGAGGGCATACACCACCGCTTGCACCGTGAGCCACTTCCGGAGCGCGGAGGGTGTCCGCATCCGCCAGAACGGCAGGCCCTCCGAGTAGAACTTCGTGGTGAGCTCCGTCCAGGCATCGGTGATGAACTTCTGCAGGTCGCTGGCGCCGGTCGTCTGGAGCGCGGCGAGTCGGCTGTAGCGGTTCGTGAGGTCGGTGGTGCCGATGGGCGGGTAGAGCCTCGCCAGGGTCAGCGCGGCATCGTTGTAGAAGTCGTGCTGATCACCACCGATGGTCGCGGAGAACTTGAGCAGGAAGCCTTGCCCGAGGGTCTCGCCGGTCGTGCTCGCAGCGGTCACCGCATAGCTCAGGGTGCCGCTGCTCACCGATGCAGACGCCGCATCGACGATGACGTTGCCTGCTGAGTCCCACAGCGAGAACGTCACCGCCGACACGGTCGGAGCGCTGCCACCGTGCTCGACGTCGACCGTCACGGTGGTGTCCTGACCACGCGGGATGAGCGTCGGACCGGTCCAGCGCGCGGAGTATGGTGTGCCGTCAGCCACCGACTACGCCAGGATGGAGGTCGGGTCAGCAACAGCAGCACGCCAGCGAAGCGCACCGGAGCGCTTGACGCCCACCATATCGACGGCCTGACCGATCGCGGTAAAGGTGATCTCGTCGTGCCCCTGCGTGTTGCCATCGCCAGCGACGTTGACCACGACGTTTCCACCGGCATCAGCGTCCATGCTCAGCGTGCAGCGCTGGCCGTGGAACCGCGGCACTGCAATCGTCCGCGTTTCATTGCCACCGCCGGACGAGGACACAGCGCACACGGCATGATGATGGTCGGGAAGGGGGATCTGCCCACCGTCGCCGGGGTCTTTAACTTCGATAAGGCCGGGCATGCGGTTTGCGAGGAAGGCCATGGTCTGTGCTCCTGATGTCAGGGGTTAAGCGCCCCGGGCCCACAGCGTAAGCCCGGAGAAGATCAGCGTTTTTTGTCTCGCCGGTCGGCACGGATGGCCGCCTCTCTGGCGATCTTGCGGGCCTGCTCAGCGGAGACTCGGCCCTGGTTGGATTCGATGGTCTGCTTGACCATGCGGTCGATGGCTTCGCGCCGGCCTTCCTTCTCACCCATCGGTAGACCTCCGGGCGCGCCCGATCTTGCGGCCCTTCTTGACGTCGGCCTTTGATGCCGGGTCATCGGGCGGGGTCTGCATCGCGGTGAGTCGCACGATCGCGGCCTCCAGCTTGCCTTGAAGGTGCGGGTTCAGTGCTGCGCTGCGCTGGAGCTGCTCGACGCTCTGCTGCTGGCTGCTCACCTTCTCGGCGATGACCAGCGGATGAATGGGATCGACGATGCCGACGTCGCGGATGTGCTTCCGCATCCGCAGGAGCACGTCCACCGCATCGTCACTGTTCCACAGAATGCGACCGGCGGGTGTCACGGTCGGCTCCTGCCCAGGCTCGACCCACCACCGTTCTCCGGTCGTGGTGCTGTAGTAGCGCCCGTACTGGTAGAACTCAGCGGTCTCGGCATCTTCGCCGGCCTGCATCAGCCGGACGTCGTTGGGGTAGATCACGGTGCCNCCCTTGGCGGTNGCNCCGTTGATCGCGCGCTGGAGGTTGCCNTCGTCGCCCACACCGTTGACACCAGGCACCGCGTAGAGTCGGGACAGCTTCGGGAGCCATCCATACNTCTCGTCGAAGTTCCACGAGGACTCGTAGTGCACATAGATGAAGCGCTTGCCCACCTTGGTCCGCGGGCCGACCGGTAGCAGGTCGGGATCGCGGCTCTCGGTAGGGGTCTGTCGCTTCGGGGCTCTCAAGGTGTGGGCGGGCATGGGGCCTCTATCGGTCGGAGATGATCTCGACACCGCGCAGGTCTTCAGCCTCGACCACCGAGGGGAAGATGCTGGCGATGAGCGAGGTCATGAAGTTGGTCTGGTCGCGCGCCATCTCGATGACCACAGCTTCGTTCGCGAGGTACAGCAGACCCGGCGGGATGTGGCCAGCGGCGAGGCGGGCATCGGCGAGGGTGTAGGCGAAGCAGCCAGCACCGAACATGGCGCCGGCGCTGTCGGCGTTCGTGTTGACGGCGGTCACAGAGTCGGACTGGAAGATCTGGACGCCGTTCCAGGTGCCCTTGAAGCCAGGACCGCGGAGGGCGAGCAGGTCGGCGGTTGCCGGAACAAACTGGACCGCGCCGGCCTCGGTGCGGAGGGATGCCTGGAAGTCGTTGAACTGCTTCGGGTAGAGCACGGCAGCGAAGGGGCCGGGCACGCTGTTGTTGTTGAGCTGGAACTGTGCGTCGTACATCGACGACACGTCCAGCGCGACACCGGAGCCGGGCCCGACGTCGTTGGCGAGGCCCGGGAAGAGCGCACAGAGCAGGTCGGTAAGCGTGAGCGCCACACCAGCGACGAGGTTGGCTGCAACGCGCTCCACCTGGATCGGACCGCCGGAGGTCGGGATCAGGTCGGTGAGCTGATACTTCCGGCTGTAGCCAGCGGGGATCAGGTCAAACTTGCCCGTACCGTATGCGCTGTTGGCGATGTTGCTGCCGTCGATCTCGGTGTTGCGTGCGGTGTAGGCACCAGGCACAGCATCCTGGGTGACGCGGAGGGTGTCGGAACCCATCGGCGACCACGGCACGCGGGTCATGAGCGCGGACAGGTCGGTCGGGTCGAAGAGCTGCTGGAGGACGAGGTCAGAGAGAACTTCGCTGACAAGACCACCGTTGGTGATCAGGGTACTGGTCTGGATTTCCTGGGCCATTTTCTATCTCGGTGTTCAGTGTTCGGTTGTCCGTGCCGCTGGACCTGCGAGGGGGGCTGATACCGGACAGCCGACCGAGATACCTGGACTATAGCCCATCAGGACACAATCCCTTGCTTTTTCAGTGCTTCAAGGCTCGCAGCGAGTGCACCGTTCCGACCCAGCTTCGCCCGGCGGGCGCGGTAGTCCTCCAGCGTGATGTCCGCTGCGGGCTGCTTTGGCGCCGTCGCACCGCCGTTCGGGTTGCTGGCCGGCTTCCGTCTCTTCACAACCTTATCCACAGCATCAGCAGCGTTATCCACAGGCTTATCCGCAGCTGTGGAAAACCAGCGACCGTACAGCGGATCGTCGCGTAGCTCCTGGACAAACTCGCTAAACTGCGGCCTGTCGTCGCCGTTGGCTTCGGCGATGGCATCGGCGTACTCTCGACGGATCGCGCGCCGGCCTCGCTTGCTGGTGATCCCGAGCCCGGTGAGGTGGAGATCCTGCTCATAGCGGCTGGCGCTCTGTGCCTGCGCGGTCTTGAGCGCGGTGATCTGCTCCTGCGCTGCCTTGAGCTCATCGCGGAGCCTGGAGCGCTCCGCGGACACGGCGCGAAGCTGTGAGCGCCAGTCTGCGCCGGGGTCGCTGCTGTGGGTCGTGGTTGGCGCTTCGGTGGTGGCCGGTGTGCTGCTGTTGTTGTCTTCATTCATATTGGGGCTCCTGCTGTTTGAGTGTTCTCTTCGCCCATGCCCTGCCGGCGTTGCCACCCCACAAGCCCCATGCCTGCGCGGCCTTGCTCGTGGGGTCCTTGCGTGCTTCGGCTGCACCTGGCGTCTTCTCGTGGCGAGCGAAGAACGAGACCATGCGCTTCAGGGTGCGGATGCTGATGGGCTCACGGTTGGCGAGCTGGGCAGCGCGACGGAGTCCCACCGCGGTGCCAGCCCGACGCGAGGGTGGAAGGCTGGCGCGGATCTGGAGGGCGCGACGGGCAGCGCGGGCCACCGCTGCCGGTGGTCGGTAGGACTCAGGCACTACTCCTCCCCGATGGCGGGCTGGTCGTCTTCTCCACCCAGCTCCGCAGCGATGGCGAGCAGTGCCTCGTCAAGTGCTGCGCGGTCGATGGTGCCAGCGCGGATCATCTCGCGGGCTGCGCTGATCTCATCAAGCGCGGTGGCGATGTCCGCCGGGGTCTCGTCCAGCTCCGCGAGCGCTTCAGCAAGTGCGCGCTCCTGGAGCTGCTGGCCGACGAGATGCCGGATGGCTTCCTCGTCGCTGTCGAGTCCGGGGTTGAGCCTCCGAGCCATGGTGACACGGGACACCAGGCCCATGCCCTGCTCTTTCTCGATGTTCTCGATGAGCATTTTTCTTTCGGCCTGCGAGAGCCCGAGCTGTGCATACTGGATGCTATAGGCGTCCGGATCGGTCGGCAGGGATGCGCCACCGTAGGCATTGGCGAGCCGGGCAGCGGTCGCGAGCAGCTGGCCATCGCCGTCGCGGTTGACGGGCTCCGCTTTGGCCTGTGCCCTGCGCTGGCCATCGCGGCTGACGATGATCGCGAGCCCGGAGCGCTGGCCTGAGCTGGTCACCTGGAGGTCGCCGGGGTTCAGTCCGGCGTAGACGGCGAGGCGCTCTCCGTAGGCGCGCAGGCTCTCGACACCGTCCATGGGCGCCATGCCGGGCGGGTAGGTGTCGATGCGTCCGGCGCTGTCCCGTGTGCTCTCGAAGCGCAGGATGGTCTTCGGCGAGGTCGTGATCGTTTCGACGTTGTGACCACCGCTCAGCGTGCGCGCGGTACCGGCGGGGGGCTGCAGGTCGATGGCGCACCGCTGCGGGCTGCTGGCGTTGTTGAAGGCGTCCCACCAGGCGGTCCAGCCCACGCACAGTCGGAGGGTGCCACGGACGAGCTCAGTGCCGGCCTTGAAGTCGAAGAGTCGATCTTGCAGCCGAGCATGGTAGAGGACATACGGCAGGATGGGCGCGCCATCGTCGTCGATGTAGGGATATTCCGTGGACCCGGTGTAGGTGGCCGTCATGT